CAAAGCTATATGGCAAGCGCTGGAAGTGGCTCAACTAGAAAAGATGTATGGATTTAGATTAGTTGAGGATAGAAATGATGTAATAATATCCACTTACCAAGTTTCAGACCCTCACAGCGAAGTAATGAAGAAAATCAGAAGCCATATTGAGATTATGGCGGAATTGGAGAAAGAATATGGCATTTGCGATTAAAAACAGCAATATGTATTTTAAAAAAATTGTAGATTATAGCAACATGGCCGGATACTTGGATAGAAGACATCCAGTCAAAACATTTGAATTCAAATCAAGTCAAAGTGAAGCGATGAAATTCAAAAAGTACGGGGAAGCTAGAAAGTACATGAAGGAAAACGGATTTAGCGGAAACATCGTTGAAATAGCCGTTTCAAAACCTTTCCACATTAACAAGATGGAAAAGAATATCGGACCTAACAGGTTAGATGCTTGGTATGATTCAGTCTTATTGAAGACTAGAGACGATATTGAGGAAATGATTGCTGATTCAGAAAACAATTTCAAACACATGGCTAGAGACATTCTGCAAGTAAGAACAGTCACATTAAATGTGTTTTTAAGAAATCCGTATGAAATCGGATGGCAGACTAGAAAGAAAATCATGGATAGATTAGAAGATTATTTTGAAGGAGCCGGAATTAAATGAATTTAAATGATTCAATTAAAAAAAGAAAAAGAACATTTGGACTTGTTAATTGAAAGGTTAGAGGATTAATAATGAAAGAGAAAACACCACTTGATAAATTAAAAGACGATGTACATTACTTGCTTGTAGCACATTGTAAATACAAAGATATGTCAATGTATGACAGAGCGTTGAAACAGTTCCAGGAAGATATCAACTATGGTCAGCTAGAAGAGATGAGCTATAATGAACGATTCGCTTTCTTGCTAGGTTTCGAAACAGCGCTCAAAACTTTTTGAGAGGAGAATGCACAATGACAAACCTAAAAGCACTAAAACAACAAACAATAGACATGGAAGCAAAGCTAAAAGAAATGAAAGCAGAAATCGAACGAATGGAAAACGGGTGGGAGATGAAATACCAGTATAAGCTTACGGATGGATATTGGTTCATTTTAAGTGACGGAGATATCAAACCTGACAAATGGATTAACTGTGAAATGGATAAGGAGAGACTTATTGCTGGTAACGTATTTCCAACAAAAGAAGCAGCAGAACTAGAATCAAAACGCAGAAAACTGCTTACACGATTTAGAGCGTTTAAGGATGAATGCAACGGGGATTGGAAGGCTGATTGGTCAGACAGTTTTAAATATAAACATTATCTAGAAATTATCGATTCAAAAGTAGTACTTGATTCAGTGAATTACGCCAACAGGATTGCCACTTTTGGCTATTTCAAAAACGAAAAAGATGCCGAACGTGCTATTGAATTGTTTGGTGATGAAATTCAAAAACTGTTTGCGGAGGGGTAAAGATGAATTTACAAGAAAATGCTCGAATAAAAGAAGCAGTAAATAAGCCTAGTCACTATGTAGGTGAAAAAGGATTAGAAGTGAAAGAAGTACTTGAAAATTTTGTTAAAAATAAAAAAGGCATGGAAGCTCATAGATGGTGTAGCGCTGTGGAATACTTATTAAGATATGCTGAAAAAAATGGAGTCGAAGACTTAAAGAAAGCTAGAAAGAACATAGAGTGGTTGATTGAAAGTTAATTAGGGAGTGATACATTGAAAGAGGAACAAGACCGTATTCTAGACTTGAAAGAAGAAGGATACTCGTGGATACAGATTGCTAATCGGTTAGGTTATCCAAGTATGGATTCTGTACGAGGAAAGGTGCGACACACACAGCGATATAAAGAGATGGTGGTAGCACAGAAAGGGCAAACCGTTGCTAGAAATCACACGCAAGAAGACTTCCAACAGAAAGATTATAACGATGACGGTTCAATCGGTTCACAGATTCGAGTAAGACAGAAAATTAAGAAAGTATTCACGAATGAAGAACTAATTGAGTTACACGGATTCGACCCTAAAGAAGTCACATTAAAATCAGCTACATCTAACGAATGGACTACTCCAACAAATGGAGAAACGTATTATAATTACCAGTCTAAAATCGTTGTAGTCCCTAAGAATCAAGCAGCAATCACGCTAGAAGAAATAAAACAATTTTTTGAAGATATCGAGCCGCGCAGAATCGAGTTATCGTGTGAAGAATTACCAAAATATTATTTATTAATTCCACTAGCAGATATGCACTTCGGTTTAAACACAGATAAAGACTATGAAGGATTAAGACGGGAGATTGCAGATAAGATTATTAACCAGTATGAAGAAATCTTATTCACATTACATGGAGATTACTTCCATGTGGATAATTTTCTGAACACTACTGAAAAAGGTACACGTATTGATGAAGTGGATTTTCGAGACGGTGTTCAGGCAGGGTATCGGTTCTTATTACCACTATTAGAATTAGCGCTTGAAAACAGTCCAAACGTAAAAGTCGTGTATCTAAAAGGCAATCATGCACCATCTACTGACTACATGTTTATTAACGGTTTAGAACGCTTATATCCACAGATCGAGTTTGATACCTCACTTGACGAATTCAAACACGCATGGTTAGGAAACCATTCCATTTTCATGCATCACGGGGATAAGGTAAAAAATGCAAACAAGCTAGTTGAAATCATGGTAGCGCATTTCGGAAAGGAATGGGGAGAAAGTAAATCACGGTATCTCATTACTGGGCACTTTCATCATGAGAAATCACTATCGTTCGCAGGGTTAACTTGGTATCAACTACAAAGTCCTAGTAAGCATTCATCGTATGATAAAACATACGGATATGACACTAGCGAATCAGGGCAAATGCTTTTTGAGTTTTCAGAAACAAAAAGGAGTGCAATTTATTATGTATAAGAAAAAAGTGACTTTTAACACTAAAGGTGTGTTAAGTTTATCAATCGATAAGGAGGATAGTAAATGATTACAGTTTATTCTAAACCAAATTGCATCCAATGTGAGATGACTAAAATTTGGCTAAATCAAAATAAAATTCCATACGATACAGTGGATGTGATTAAAAACCCGGAAGCATTAGAAGAAATTAAATCACTTGGATTCAAAAGTATGCCAGTTGTTACGTTAGATAAAAATTTCGATAATGCCTGGGTAGGTTACAACTTAGATAGATTACTAGAATTAAAGGAGCTTGGATAATGGAAAGAATGAGTCCAGAAGAACGAATGGTATTAAGACTAATTCCAGTAAGCGACACTAGACGAATTAACCGAGTGGATATTTCAAGCATTACTAAGCTATCGGAACGTAGAGTGAAGAAAGTAATTGATACGTTAGTTAATCGATACGGAATTGTGATCATCGGAGAACGAAACGGAAGAACTGGATATTACATTCCAGAAACAGACGAGGCTCGTAAGGACGGAATTAAACCTATGAGGTCTCAAGCAATTAAAGAATTCAAACGAGTGAGCCGAATTTTAAAAGGCGATTTGAAAGCTCATGAGAAATATTTGGAGGTAAGAAAATGATTAATAACGTTGTGCTAGTAGGCAGATTAACAAAGAAACCAGAGCTAAAATTTACAACAACCGGTACTAAGTACACGCAGTTCAGTATTGCAGTACAAAAGAAATTCAAAAATCAAAATGGTGAATACGAATCAGATTTCATCAATTGTTTGATGTGGTCTACTGCTGCAGAGAACTTTATCAAGTTCACGAACAAAGGTTCACTAGTTGGAATTGAAGGACGAATCCAAACAAGAAGTTATGAGAAGGATGGCAGTAAAAAATACATCACAGAAGTAGTTGCTGAGAACTTCTCGTTATTAGAGTCAAAGAAAGTAACAGAATCTAGAAGCAATGCAGCTCAACCAATCGAAGAAAGTCCATTCACTGGAGTATCAGACGATGACTTGCCATTCTAACGAATCGAGGTGCAAGTATTTGGAGAGTATTCACCTATTTGATTATCCGGAACTCGATTATAAAGCTACAAAGCGAGAGGTGATGAAAGTCATCGGTAGGTATAAGAACGCATTAAACAAGTTGTATCTGAAGAGTGAGCCTCGCATCACTCCTCAGTATACGATTGTCCCACCTTCATTTACTAACGAGTTCCACTCATCTACAGAAGACGCTGCACTGTGGGGTGATACTGTAGGAAAGAAATTCAAAGATTACGTTGAACGTGTGAACACTGCATTGAATAGTATTCCGTCAGTTAATCGAGTAGTAATTTACAGATCATTAATCCAGGAGCAAAGCGATGTACTAATTGGCAGTGAAATGAATTACAGTGAATTCACTATTCGAGATATACGAATGGAAGGCATTAAACAACTAGCGTACGCACTAGGTGTAGATGTATATCAAGATGGAACATCGGAAGTTGTTGAATATGATTAGTTCTATTTGTTGTAGAAAATGACTAAAAAAGTTTGTAAAACATTTTGAGAGAAATATTTTATAATATGTACTGTGGTATCGTATAGATACAAGGATAGAGATGCGGAAACATCTTTAAAAAGCCAGTCCTGAAAAAGGTGTATCCAAGTTAGCAGCATGGACGACTGCTAACAGTGCCGTGTTGGATGTAGAGTGGTTCGACTCCACTCACGGTAATTCCCCAGATAAACCAACAAAAACTGTCAAAGAGCGTGCTAATAAGTACGCTCTTTAGTTTTTAAGAAAGGAAACAGTATGAACTTCGTAGAACCTATTCGCGAACCTGATGACATCCAGGCTATGAAAGATTACCTAAAAGAATGGAACGAACGTAATTACATGCTGTTCGTATTTGGAATTAATCTTGGATTAAGAATCAGTGACATTATTAAATTAAAAGCTAAGGATGTTCAAGGGCAGTATGTGAACATCAGAGAGTTAAAGACAGGAAAGATTATCAAAAGAAAGATGAACAGGTCTTTCCGTAAAGAAGTACAAGAGTACATCAAAGACATGAACCCACATGACTATCTATTTAAAAGCAGAAAGGGAAAGAATAAAGCGATCACTCGTGAAGCTGCTTATTATATTCTCAAAGCCGCAGCAGAAGATATTGGAATCGAGAATGTTGGAACACATACGATGCGCAAAACTTTTGGTTACCATCACTACAAAAACAATAAAGATGTAGCCATGTTGATGGTTCTATTCAACCATGCAAGTCCGGATATCACACTTCGATACATCGGAATCCAGCAAGACCAACAGGATAAATCAATGGACGATTTCTACTTGTAGAGCCGTTTAATTTAACATATTGAGAATTTGTAAATTCAAAAAAGAAAAGTTAAATAAACATTATTAAATCAATGGTTTCGAGCGTTGCTCGAATTTAACACAATATAAGATATGATAAATTCAAGAATACCCCGGTACCCTTGAATATTTAATACCCCCACCCCTTTAGAAATGGCGGTACGATAATAAAAACACCCCCATGCAATTAAACCCGGTAGGGTTAAAATGACCCTGCTGCATAAAATTTAAATAAAGGATGAATTGAAATGGTAAGACCAGATAGGATTGGACCACATCGAGTAGCTTTCGAAAAGAATAAGAAGAAGATATTCAAGACGCAAAACATCTGTGGAATTTGTGGAAAGCCTGTAGACTTCAAGCTTAAGTATCCACATCCACTGTCACCAGTGATTGACCACATTGTGCCAATCAACAAAGGTGGACATCCAAGCGACATTGAGAACCTACAACTCGCTCACTGGACATGTAACAGACAAAAATCAGATAAGTTATTTAATCAAGCGCGTGAAGTGAAACAAGTCCTCGGTAACCGAAATTTGCCGCAAACTAGAGATTGGGCAAATTACAAACCTGAGTGATAGGCCTGAGTGATAGGGGGGAGGGGAACCTACCCTTTGCCTTGGCCGAGCTTCCTGGCAGTATTGTACAAATTTTCTCGCGCGAAATTTCAAAAAAGGAGAAATGAAAAATGGAATTGAAAGGTAAAGCGTACCTCCGACGAAAATTGGACGGATATCGCAGTAGAGTGCAACTAAGATATAACTATTACTCAATGAAGCAAAGAGACAACACGGATGGAGTCACTATTCCAGCTCAAATCCGAGATAAGTACAAGACAGTTCTTGGATGGACAACTAAAGCTGTAGATAGCTTAGCGGACAGATTGATTTTCAGAGAATTTTCGAACGATGCATTTAACGCTAATGAAATCTTTCAATACAACAATCCGGATATCTTTTTTGATTCAGCAATCCTATCTGCATTGATTGGTTCATGTTGCTTTATCTACATTTCAAAAGATGAAGAAGGAATGCCTAGATTACAAGTGATTGAGGCGAGCAACGCAACAGGGATTATAGATCCAATTACTAATCTGCTGACAGAAGGTTATGCAGTTCTTAAGCGTGATGATTACGATAGACCGTTATTAGAAGCGTATTTCACACCGGATGAAACAATCTTCTATCCAAAAGGAAAAGAACCTTACTCGATTGAAAATCCAACAGGTATTCCACTGCTAGTGCCTATTATCCATAGACCCGACGCAGACAGACCGTTTGGACGTTCAAGAATCACGCGTTCTGGAATTGATTATCAGAAAACAGCTCAAAGAACTATTGAACGTTCAGAAGTAACGGCTGAATTCTACTCATTCCCTCAAAAATATGTTTTAGGAGTGAGCCAAGAAGCAGAAACAATCGAGAGTCTTAAAGCAACTATCTCAAGTTTTATCATGTTCACTAAAGATGACGATGGAGATAAACCTTCAGTTGGTCAGTTCACGGCTGCAAGCATGACACCTTTTGTTGAGCAACTGAAAATGGCAGCGGCAGGCTTTGCTGGTGAAACAGGATTAACACTTGATGACTTAGGATTCGTTTCTGATAATCCATCTAGCGTTGAGGCTATTAAAGCAAGCCATGAGAATTTGAGACTTGCAGGAAAAGCTGCACAACGTTCTCTAGGTTCAGGATTTTTAAACGTTGCTTATGTAGCTGTGTGCTTACGTGATGATTTCAGATTTATGCGTAAGGAATTCTCAAAAACTGTAGTTAAATGGGAACCGCTGTTCGAAGCGGATGCATCTACATTGACTATGCTCGGAGATGGAGCAATTAAGCTAAACCAAGTGCTTCCAGGATATATCACAGCAGAAACCATTCGCGATTTAACAGGAATTAAAGGAGCTGATGTGAATGGATGATATCGTTCCAGAACTTCTTGACAAAATAAAAGCTGACTTTTTTGAACAGGCTGAAAAGAGTGCAGAATTAGAGAGATTACTACTCCTAGCGCGAAGTGGTAAAGCTAACTTTATAGATGCTCATGAATTTGCGACTAAATTAGGTCAGATTCTTTCTGAGGCACTTCAAAACAACATTAGTGGATTAATTCTTCCGGATGGAAAAATGCACTTTAATATCGCTAGTCGTATTTTGAATGAAACGCTTGGAACCAACCATAAGATGGTAAGTTCATACGCTAAGCAAGTTCAAGAAATCTTAAACAAAGAGGCTGGAATTGGATTGAAAGTCATACAAGCTCCAATCAATCAAGGAAGAATTGATGGATTAGTAAACCGATTATCGTACGAAGAGAAGTTCGACGATGTGGCATGGATTCTTAAAGAGCCTATCGTTAATTTTAATCAAAACATCGTGGATAATCACATCAAAGTTAATGCAGATTTCCATTTCAAATCGGGATTGAAACCAAAGATTGTTCGTACTACTGATGGAAATTGTTGTGCTTGGTGTAGCAAACTAGCCGGCATTTACATTTATCCCGGTGTTAGCAAGGATGTGTTCAGACGGCATGCTAGATGCACTTGTACAGTAGATTATCATCCAGGAGATGGGAAAAAACAAAATGTGTGGAGTAAAAAATGGAGTAATGTAGAACCAAAAGAACAAAGTGTAAAATCAATCAGAAAAACAAAAAATTATATAAGTGTAAAAGAAGAATGGTTGGGAAACTACAAAGAAGCTAAATTTAATGATTTATTGTTCTGGAATGTAGGCGAGAAAAAGTTAAAGGTTGATGATAAGCACGTTGTTCTCGACTATTCTGAGAAAGAAAAAGAAGTAGGAAAGTGGATGGCGAATACTTTTGGAGTTCATGTTCAGATGGTGCCAAGAGTGAATTATCCAGAGAGAGTGAATACGCCTGATTATCTTATTAATGATAAAAAAATTGATCTAAAGGAAATAACTGGGAACAGTAAAGGGACTATAGATCAGAATTGTAGAAAAGCTAAAAAACAGTCGGAAAATATT